GCTGTGCTAGCACGCGGTTATGGCACCGGCTACAGCGGCCAGCCTCTTCTAGACGACGCACTTGATGCCTACCGCGCGTCCCACGCTGCTCGAGACACTGCTAGAGAGGAGCAGCTAGGCTTGCTGGGTTTTGACCCTGACAAGACACTGGCTAGTGTCCCGTTCGCAGACAGCACTCAAAAATTTACGGACTTTATTTTGCGTCGTAACCTCGAGGATGCCCTGCGTAGCAAAGCCGAGTACATGGCGATACCGTATCAAAGAGAGGCGATCGGTAACGTAGGTGGCGGCACTGTACCTACGGAAGGTAGCCTCGACTATTATCGGAATATCATGCCGAAGCGGCTAGAAAAGCTCGCACAACGCTACGACAAAAGCGCTAAGCTGGAGCCAATAACAATGGTAGGTCAGCGCGGCAACGAGCGCATTCCCGCTGCCGGGCTTCGCCTCACCCCGGAGTTTATTGAGGAGGTACGCAAGAAGGGCATACCGCTGTGGATGCTTGGGGGCACCGGTATGCTCGGTTCTGGGTTGCTCGGGTCTTATAACCAAGACCAGCAGCCAAGCTCCGGACTTCTTGGGGGTCTGTGATGCCCCTACGCAAAGGATCGTCAAGGAAAACAATCTCTGCTAATATCCGCACAGAGATCAAGGCGGGCAAGCCGCAGAAGCAGGCTGTCGCCATCGCGCTGAGCAAGGCACGAAAGGGGAAGAAAAAATGAAGAAGCCGACGAAAAAGGTGACCGCGTTTAAGCCCTGCCGTGGCTGCCCGACCCCAGCAAAATGCAAGGCCGCCAAGCGCTGCCTCAAGACCGGACGTAAATACTGATGTCAATCTCGACCTACAGCGAGCTGAAAAGCTCCATCGCGGACTTCCTGAACCGCGACGACCTGACGTCGGTCATCCCGACGTTTATTCGGCTGGCTGAGGCAGACGTCGCCAAGAAGCTCCGCCACTGGCTGCAGGAAAAGAAGGTTCGCGCCCCCTTTGATGAGGGCTTCGAGTTTCTTCCTGAAGACTGGCTGCAAACTATTTCCTTGCGCAACGCAGACGGCACCGAGATCCGGCAGGTAGGTGTCACCGAGATGGCGCAGCTCAAGCGGCTGCCGTCAACCGGCAAGCCGCAATTTTACCGCGTCGAGGCTAGGAGGATCGAGGTTTTCCCATCCCCAGACGTCAGCCACGACGTCGATTTGCTGTACTACGCGCGCATCCCAGCGCTGAGCGACGCAGCACCCACAAACTGGCTTTTGACTAACCATCCTGATATACTTCTCTACGGCAGCCTCGTGCAGGCGGCCACCTACCTTGGAGACAACGCCGGTACGGGGACGTGGGCTACTCTCTATACATCCTCCGTGGATGCTCTCCAGAGCGACAGCACCACGGCGCGTCATAGCGGCCCCCTACGCATGAGGATTAGGTAATGACATCGACGACGTGGACACAGACCGCCGGGATGGACAGCGGGTCGGACAGCGCCAACCTGCTGTCCTATGTGGATCAAGCGGAGGCAGCGGCTGCCTCTGCCGCAGACTCCGCTGCAGAGGCAGCCGCCCTTGTCGCAGCCGCTGCGGGGGGCGCTGTACCCGGCGGTGACAGCGTTATCTTTGTGTCCGTGGACGGCGACGACACGAACAGCGGCTTCCAGCCGTACACCCCTGTGCGCACGCTAAAACACGCCCTTTCCTTGGTTGCGCAAGGCGGGGTTGTTAGTGTCGGACCGGGGACGTTTTCTGAAGTCTGCCCGATGGTTGTTCCGCGTGATGTGAGCATTATTGGTGCCGGTCTCCGCGTGACGCAAATTCAGCCTACCGCAGCAACAAGCACCAGCGGCATCTTTTTGGTGGACTCTGGGGCGTATCTGACCGGCATGACCTTCGCGGGCCATCAGGCCGGGGCGTGGGCTGTGCAATTTAACTCCACTGCGGACAATACCGGCATCGGCGCGGCTGATGCAGGGGCATATATATTCAAGTCTCCATATATCCAGAACTGCACAAGCTATACGGCGCAGGATGACTCGGGCGTTGCGGGGTCCACCTCTGACGGAACTACCGGCGGGGGTATGCTGGTTGACGGTGACGCCTGCGCGTCAAACTCGCCCATCCGCTCAATGGTGGTGGACAGCTACACCCAGATCAACTTGGACGGCCCCGGCGCTCTGGTTACCAACAACGCGTATGCACAGTTGGTTTCGTTCTTTGGAACTTTCTGCAGCTATCACGTCAAAGCGTCAAACGGCGGTCAGGTCAACCTGTCTAACTCCACCACCGATTTCGGCACGCAGGGTCTTGTAGCGGACGGAAAGTCGCCATCCGCTATCTACACCGGCACCGCGTCCGCACAGTCTGCGGATGAGAATAACTTCGTTGTCACCGCTCTTACGACGAACACCATAGGCGGCTCAAATCGCCCTGCCCAAGGGCAGGTTTTTGTTGTGGATGGAAATACCTACACTATAACAGGGGCCGCTCCGGCGACTGGCGGCTATACGGTCACCTTTTACCCAACATTGAGCGGGGCGCTATCTGGCGGTGAGACGGTATCGTTCTACCAGCGTAGTCAGATTTCCACTTCCGGCCACACGATGGAATATGTCGGCGCTGGGACCAACTATCTGGCGCTTCCGTTTAACGGCGGCGAACCCATCCCTGCGAATGAGATTGTTGAAAATAACGGTGGGCGAGTGTTCTACTCAAGCACCGACCAACTTGGCAATTTCCGTGTTGGCCAGCAGTTCTCGGTTAACGGTACGACTGGCGAAGTCACGATTGACACTGACAGCTTCAACATCTCAGGCCTGAATGCGATTGGCCCGTTCTCCAGAGACGGCGGTCAGACATCGGTTGGTGTTCAGTTGTTGGAGGTCAGTAACAATACAGACCTGAACGCGTCCACAGGTGTTGCAGACGGAAACACGGCCCCGACCCAGTATGCGGTCAAGACGTACCTTGAGAACAACTACACCCTGACATCGTCACTGGCGACGGTTGCGACTAGCGGTCTGTATTCAGACCTTAGCGGCACACCTACACTTGCTACTGTTGCGACCAGTGGTCTGTATTCAGACCTTAGCGGCACACCTACGCTGTACAACGACGCTGCGGTGGATGCGCATCTTAATACCTCCACTGCCACTAACGGTCAGTTGCTGTCGTGGACAGGCAGTGATTACGACTGGATCGCTGCGCCGAGCGGTTATAACGACGCCGCTGTGGATGCGCACCTCAACACCTCTACGGCCACTACCGGCGAGGTATTGTCGTGGACGGGCGCTGACTACGACTGGATCGCGGTTGGCGGTGGCGGCATCTCGTTTACCCGCCACACGACGGCCTACACCGCATCTGCCAATGAGGGGATCATCGCGGACACTTCCGGCGGTGTGTGGACCCTGACGCTTCCGGCTACACCCTCTGCTGGCGATGTGGTGGCTGTGGTGGACGGGGCAGACTGGTCGGTCAACAACCTGACTGTGGCCCGCAACGGCAGCACCATCGAGGGTGACGCCGAGGACATGACGATGGACATCGGCGGTGTGTCGGTGGACTTCGTGTACGACGGGACCACTTGGCACATCTACATGCAGGTAGGGGTCGCCTCTGGCACAGTTGTCACGGAAGACGGCACTCAGACGCTCACGAACAAGACCCTCACCGACCCGACCCTGATTGGCGCGCCTGTGGAGGATGTCTACCTGCTGACCGGAACGGATATTGATCCCACCAATGGCACGATGCAGCGCAAGACCACAACAAGCGCAGAGACCCTGACAGGCGCGAACTTCACCCCCGGCCAGAGCGTTACGCTGACGTTGTCTGCGGCGGCGTCTGTGACCTTCACGGGGTTCACTTGGGTGTCTTCTGACGGCGCTGCGCCAACAATCTTGAGCCTTAACGACACCTTTGTCTTGTGGATGGATCAAGGGTCCAACAAGTACGTTGCCTACCTTGGGGGTACGGTCTGATGCTGTTGGCTGACCGACTAAAGGCCGCGAAGGCTACCTTTGGCGATAGGCCACCGCCTGAGTTTATTGGTGGTGTTGGCGACGGTTACGCCAGAGGGTATAATTTCACAAGCGACCGCGCCCTCAACATTTTTCAATACGCGACGGTTGGCGATTTAGTGGTCGTATCTTTTACAGCTCGGGCTGGAAGTTCGTCTGGTTTTTCGTGGGGGGGTATGCCCTTTACGCCTATCGTTGACGGGTCGGCTAATAACGACCCGGCCTATTATGTTGGGTATAGGTTTGTTCAATCGGGGGACGCTAACCCTTATTTTTCCAGCAGTGATCTTATAGCCCTGTCCGTTACAGGCACTGTTTTCCGAGGGGCTTCTTCCTTTGTAGGAACCACCGCTTACGCATCGGGTGCGCCTCCAACGGTCCCGCAGTTGACCGCAAACGCCAGTCTTTGGCTGGTATCATCGGGAAGATGGGCCGAAACCACTCTTCCAGAAACCCCGTCTGGCTATTCTGTCGGGGCGTCCAACTCGTTTGACGGCCAGTCTGCGAATGATGCCACTTCGCTGCAAAGCTATAAAGCTGAATCCCTTAGTAGTGAAACCCCTTCATACACCGGTAACCTCCAGTCTTGGGCCGTTCTTTCGGCCTTTATATAGCTGGTTAAGAGGAGAAGATAGTGCCCTACCTCAACTGGGAAACAAGGCGTATGTTTGGGCGTGAAGATATAGTAAACTCCGACCTGATGTCCGTCATGAGGAAGTGATATGGCCAACCTATCAAATAAAGTCAGCCCTACCAACGTAGCGACACTGACCAGCACCCAGACGTTGACGAACAAGACCTTGGTCGATCCCGCCATCACGGGCACGATCCTTGAGGACGTGTACACTGTCGCGGGCACCACGCCTGCGCTTGACCCGGCCAACGGCTCGATTCAAGTCTGGACCCTGACGGGCAACTCGACACCAACGGACAGCCTTGCGGCAGGCGAGGCGATCACGCTGATGATTGACGACGGCACGGCCTACACCATCACTTGGCCGACAATCACTTGGGTCAACAACGCCGCGGCAGCACCGACGCTGGCCACGACGGGATACACGGTCGTCGCTTTGTGGAAGGTTTCAACAACGCTGTACGGCGCGTTGGTCGGGGATGGTAGCTGATGCTGTGGTCTAAGGCGGCAGGTGCTGGCGGGACTGCGGGGGGCGGCTGGAATCTAACGAACGCCGTTTACGATGGCGTCAGTTTCAGCGTAAATGCGCAACACACCACTCCAGAAGGACTGTTTTTCCAACCCGATGGCACGGCAATGTTTGTCATTGGGTTTAATCCGACCAGAGTTCAAAAGTACACGTTAAGCACGCCTTGGGATTTCTCCACCCTTTCGACCGACAACACTTTTTCGGTTGCAACGCAAGAAAGCGGCCCAAAGGCGGTTTTTTTCAAACCGGACGGACTCAAAATGTACATCACGGGTGGCGGGTCGGATCGCGTGTGGGAATACAATTCAACGGGAGGCGCTTGGAACGCATCGTTTTGGGCCGTATCGAATAACATATATGTCGGCAGTCAAGATCTCGTTCCAACCGGGATTTCTTTTAAGCCCGATGGATCAAAAATGTACATGTGCGGGTGGGCTAGTAATTATGTGAATGAGTACAATTTAAGCACCCCGTGGGACGTCTCAACGGCCAATTTTTTTCAACGTGTGCTCGTCAGCTCGAACAGCCCCACTGCGGAGGGGGTGTTTTTTAAGCCGGATGGAACGCTCATGTTTGTGGTCAGCTCGGGAAACGACACGGTTGGCGAATACGCTTTAAGCACCCCGTGGGACGTGTCCAGCGCGGCACATGTACAGGGGTTCAGCGTGGCAAGCGAAGACACTGATCCGAGAGGGGTGTTTTTTAAGCCAGACGGTTCAAAGATGTATGTTATTGGAAACGCGTTCAACACTGTTTACCAATATTCTACTGCGTAAAGGAGAAACCCCTTGCCCTACCTCAAACTCACAAACGGCGTCCCCGAGACTTACTCAATCGGGCAACTGCGCCGTGACAATCCGAGCGTCAGCTTTCCCAAGCAGCCGAGTGACGCGCTGTTGGCCGACTGGGACGTGTACCCTTACACGGTCATGCCCCAGCCCGACTACGACAGCCTTGTCCAGCGGTGCGTGGCCTCGCCCTTCGAGCAGGTCAGCGGGGCTTGGATTCAGGCGTGGACCGTGGAGAACTTCCCACTGGATCAGGCCGACAGCAATGTCCGCAGCAGGCGCAACGCCCTTTTGCAGAGTTCTGACTGGACGCAGGTTGCCGACGCCCCTGTAGACCAAGCAGCGTGGGCCGCGTACCGCCAATCGCTGCGGGACATCCCGTCGCAGCCGGGGTTCCCGTTCAGCGTCACTTGGCCCACAGAACCTGCGTAACTGGCATGTCCCTTTACGACGCCACCAAGGACTTGCACCACGCATGCGAGCAACATCCTTTCGGCGCTCGCATGTCGCAAGGCAATGTGACGGGGCAAGAGTGGGCAGATTGGCTT